TTCGCAATGGCTCTGGAGTTAATCGAACCACCAGAACTCATTCCTCTTTGTTTTTTTCTAGATTCTGCTCTTTCTCTTTTTCTTCTTATATTTTCTTGTTTTTCAAGATGACCCGTAGCTGCCACTGTTGGAACTGTCAACATAGGTGAAGGTACGCCATAGTGTAAAAATCGTTTTTCTCCTTTAGTAAGGTCTTTATGCCAATTTTTTATTGATTTAGATTGTTTTTTAGCTACATCATAAGCCTTCTTACCATACTTTGCTATAATTTTAGCGGCAGGTACTCCCATAGCTATTAATCTTAGTATTGCAGGCATTAAAACACTCCTTTGAAATATTTCTTTGCAATGGTTCTGGAATTAACTGATCCACCTTTGTTGTATCCTGTAATTTTTTTCTTAGCGGCTCGTAATCCTACATCCGCCGCACCAGCCAGAGTAAAGGGCATTGCAGCTAACATAGCTCCTGTGGTTTTAAGACCAGCTTTTACTGGGCCGTATTCTGATTTTAAACCCCTTCCGTACTTTGGATTCAATCCTAACGCCTTTGCGGTCTTAACCCATCTTTTGCCCCATTTCTCTACTTTTTTCTTAACATCTTTCTTGTATCTTTTATCTACAGCCTCTTTACTTGCTGCAGTGCGTTGATCTATGTCTTTTTTCTTTTTCTTTTTCTTTTTTTTATACCAATCAAGTCTTTTTGTCATTAAAACACTCCTTTGAATTTTACTTTCCTAGCTTGTGCCGTAGATTGTCCACGAGAAACAGATCCTCCATGAGAGTATCCTTTAACCATGCCACCTTTACTTTTTCTTTCAACACCTTTTAAACCTTGTTTAAAATGTCTTATCGTAGATCCTATATGATTTTTTATTGCCGTAATTTTTAACCCAGTTTTATTTGCAATTTTTTCCAAACTACTTGGTTTAACTTGTTTTGCATCTATGTAGCCATCACCATCTGGGTCTTTGCCTGAATACTTAAAAGTTTTTACACTTCCGTCATGAGCTTTAGCATATACAGTGTTTTTTTTCGCTTTAATTCCTTTTTCTTCTAATTCGCTAGGCGTTAGAAGGTTGTCATAAAAATAAGTTCTTGTCATTATACTATCCCTTTCATAATGTTACTCAGTTCCTTTGCTCTACTAGGTGTTTGTTTCGCCCACCTTGAATCAAGCATCTCGGAACTCGCTGTCTTGTAATTAGGTGGACTTTCCTTTAGTGCAGCCCACATGTTCTTGAACTTTGATACACCGGTAGGGCCTAGCTGAAACACCATTTCAATTATCAGTCCCTTTGCCGTATCACTTATTTCGCATCCTTCATAGAGCTTGGATGCACCGTCCTTCGCTTTATCGAAGTCCTTGTCGAATACCTTGTTAAGTTCGACTTCTGAATACGTCCATCCGTCCACCCAATGATCTTCCACGCAGAGGTGTCCGTATCCGATAGTCCTTTTGTTTAGGGTATCCTTGTAGACCTTGTTTCTGAACCCCTCGTGTTTCTTGATTCTGTTTTTTACCGCTTCCATACCCAGTAACTTCCTGTACTTCCTGTCGCCTGCTGTGGAACGTAGTCTTGGTGATGCTGCACGAACCATCCTTGACGTAATCGCAGCAAGGCTTGTGAAGTCGAGTCAACCAAGTCATCGTTCTTTGAATTGGGGAATGACGCACACTGTGCAATCACATCCTCCGCCCAATCCTTGTCCGGTGCCCATACCTTTCCAGACTCCAGTATCGGAGTGATGGAATGAACTCTGGATTTCTTGTCCTGCTTCTTGGGGTTGTAGGGCGTGATGGGTATGCCCATTCTTGACAGTTCCTGTACAAGGGACAATCCACTCGCCTTCGCCTCAATGATGACAAGATCGGGGTTGTGTTGGTTATATTGCTCAACGGCAACCTTCTTCAGTTCCGGGAATTCCCAACGATCCCTCTTGGATCCCAAGAGTATCGCATTGGATTCACCACTGTCGTCTATGAAGATTCCCCATGTGGTACAAGCCGAGTAGTCCGAATTCTTGTTGGACGTATAGGCCGTGTCCCATGACTGCAAAATGTAGTCGCATTGGGGAGGATCTTTCTTTTTCCATGTCTTCCACCACCAACGCTTCATGATGTTTCCTTCCTCAACGGAAGGTTTCTGTGCGTAGAGTGAAGCCCACTCCCTCGAACCCAGCGTCTTCTTGATCTCGCCTAAACGAGTAAGGGGATAGGCTTCATCCCACAAGGCTTCGCCTTCCTTCTTCTTCAGAAGTTTGGCTGCCCTCTTATCCAGCACTGCTGGAAACTCTATGACTTCCCATCCTTCGTGTTCCGTCTCTTTCAATACCCATCCTGCGAGGTCATCCTCGTGCCATCGTGTCTGGATGAGGACAACGCTTCCACCGGGCATGAGCCTAGTATACGCAGTTGACCTGTACCAATCGAGTAGGTTAGAACGCATGGCGTCACTGTCGGCATCTTCCCTTCCCTTAATGGGGTCATCAATGAGCAAGAGGTGAGCACCACGACCAGTAATGGCACTGCCAGCACCGACCGCATAGTAGACTCCCCCCTTTGAGGTGTTGAAACGCCTCATGCTTGAGGAATCAGTTGCGAGTCCCACATCGGGAAACAATTCCTGATAGTGAGGGTCTTGCAGTTGGTTTCTCACTTTACGTCCGAAGTCATCGGCCAGTTCCTGCCCGTAGGTGGAACAAATGATGAACTTCTTCGGATTTCTGCCCAAGTACCAAGCGGGAAAGAACTCTGATGTCAGAATCGACTTTCCGTGTCTCGGTGGCATGAAGATCGCCAATCGCTTGATCTCCCCCCTCTCCACAGCCTCCAGCTTACTAGCCAGTAGCTTGATGTGGGGCGGGGTCAGATAGGACTCCATCTGGTATTTTGCATATCCCAAAAGGGTGTCCCTCGCCTTGTCCTTGCCCTCCATCTCCTTGAGACGTTGGACGAGCATTTCGATTTTTGCGACTTTCTCCCCGACACTGCTTGATACTTGCGACATGTCTTAGCCGATCTTTATCCGCTTCGGTTTCTCCTCTTCGGGGACGTTCCTCTTGAGATTAACCTTGAGGATTCCGTCCTCCATGTTGGCCTTGTCCACCTCCATGTGCCTGGACAGGTGAAACGCCCTGAAGAACTTGCGTGAAGCCAGACCCTTGTGGACGTAGTCCACGTCCTTCTTGGTTGACTCCCCCTCGATCTTGAGGACATTCTTCTCGATGGACACGTCAATGTCCGCCTTCTTGAAGCCTGCCACGGCCAATTCGAGTGTGTACTTGTCGTCCGACACCCTCTCTATGTTGTAGGGTGGATAGTCCGACTTGCCTGAATAGTTGTCAAGCATGTTGAACGCATCATCGAATCCAAGAAACATGTTTCTCAAAGGACTCGGAATGCTGTATTTGACTTGCTGATTTGTCATGATATACCTCCTTTTCAGCGAGTTATCCCAGCCCTCCATGGGCACTGGGTATTCATGTATCCCCTTCCCCCCTAGTTAATCATTACACGACATGTGGCCATTATGGATGTTATCGAGTCTGATGATTATGGGGGGTGGGGGTAATAGTTATTTTTTATGGTGTTAGGATTCTTAGTGATTCTAGGAAACCTTTCAAAGTATAGCCATAGCTATAACTGTTTAGACTATTGCTCATTAGTTTAGTTTACTCTTATCTGTTTCTTCATCCATTTGTATTTGTATTCCATCTTGATTAAGTGATGCGATCAATTGCATTATCTCTTCTCGTATTGCTTTCTTATTTGATGTGTTGTGTTGTATGCTTTCAGATCTTGACGTTACGCCACCACACATTAGGTTATAACATTTCAACGATGTTGATACTGCTGATGTTAAGTTGTTAATGTCTTGTGGAGTTTTAATGTCTTGCATTACATTACTCTTTAATGCCTTCGTTATCTTTTGTAGTGCGAGAAAACTTGTCTGTCTTAAATCTGTAACGATACTTTGCATTGCATCAAGGTCGTTAACTTGTTTGTCTATAACCTTTTCATTAAACTTATGTTCTACCTTTGCATCGTGTTCTATGCAAAGTTGTTGCCATTTATTTTTCGCTGACCAATTCATGAACGTCTGAACATTTGGAACAACAGCAATTGATTTAGAACTTTTAGTGCTACTCATCTGATCGTATTTGTGCGTTAATTCTTGATGGAGTTTACGCAATGATCGTTGATGCTTTGGCATCGCCAAATAAAGATTCAATACTGTCTTGTAGTCTAAACTGTTCTTACGCATTACTTGTTACTCTCTTGTTTGTTAGTGTTATTAACTTTGTTTACGTCTTCTAAACTTATTAAGATTTGGATTGCCATTGCGACATTCTTAAAAGGTAATTCTTGTAATGTATTTACGATTGATTGGATTTGTTTTACTGAAATCTTTTTATCGCTGTTACTTTCCATTTGGTTTTCTGTTCAGTTGTTCAATGTGTCGTTGTGTTTGTATTCCTTTGATCACGCCTAACTCTATCTTGCCATTAGTCTTGGGAATGAACTTGGAAT